CCACATCAAAAACATGGACATACTGTCGATCTGGTCGTCGTGCCTGGCCTCGGGAAACTTGATGACTTCTGCCCGAAAAGCCTCCAGCCAGGGCGCTTCGTACGGCACATGTACTCGACCTTGGGCCAGAACGGGCGATTCCGCCTCCATGCGCTCGGCCTTCGACCCCGTCGGTCTATCCCATAGCAGCCAGAGTTTCGTGTGTTTACGCAGCGTTTCGATCAATGCCTGGCTTCCGTTGTTGAGCTCGATCATCACACGGTCTGCCCGGAATTTGATCGCGTGCTCGTGGACGATCCGGGGAAGCTCGCTGCTTGGCCTGCGATGCCGCCAGACGTCGACGAGGTAGTAGTGGTCTCCGAAGCAATACCAGGTAGTGCAAACGCTATAACTGCTGCTCTTTGATACGACCATCGCGGTATCCCAGCTTTGGAAGACGAAAGCGCCCTTGCCGCCATTGGGCAGCTCTTTGAAGCGTTGGAACCACTGCCATTCTAGTATTCCGCCGCCCGCGGGGATTGGCGCCTGTTGGTACTGCGCGCCAAACACCCGCGGCCCTAAGTCCTCTCGGAGCTGCTCGAGCACTTCGATCGGCTCACGCTCCGGATGCAGCACCTCACCCTTCTTGCGATGGTGTGTCTTGAAGGGGCCCACTGGAATGTCTGTGTCGTGCTCTGCGATGGCCGGCAAACTCAGCACATGCCAGCCGCCCTTGGCGATGAGTCGCCCTGGAGGATCATCTTCATGGAGGCGTTGTGACACGATGACAATCTGCCCATTTACCTTGTCGTTGAGGCGCGAGAACAGTGTACCCTGCAAGAAGTCGCTGGCGCTGTCCAGTTCATTCTCGGAGGGCAGTACCGATGCTTTCATGAGGTCATCGACGATCAGAATATCTGCCCCCATCCCCGTGACAGACCCGCCGAGGGAGGTCGCGTATCGAAAACCTCCGGCGGTGGTTTCAAAGTTCATGAAAGCGCTCTTGCCATCACTAATCTGCACATCTGGGAACGCCCCTTGGTAAAAGGGGGCGTCCATCAGGCGTCTGCAATCAAAGGCAAGTTTGTGGGCGAGCGGCTGGGCGTAACACGCAGTGATAATCCGCTTGCCCGGGTCCAAACCCAGCAGATACGCCGAAAGCGCGACCGTCGTAGCCAACGACTTGCCGTATCGCGGTGGCATATTAATGATGAGTCGCCGGATGTCGCCGTTAATCACACCCTGAAGAACATGAATAATCGCATCCATGTGCCAATTGTGCTGGTAGGGAGTACCCGGGTTAAGCTCGGCAAAGGCTCGTTGGTAAAAGAGGTCGAACCGGGTTCTGAGAATTGCATGCAGCGCACTGTGGTTGTTCATTGCTGTGTCTCCTGATCTTGCGCGTCCTTAAGGATCCGCTGCTTGAAATCTTCGAGAATGGCTAGGTCGTCTGGGGCGAGGGCTTCCACCGCATCGTTGGCGATGCGGGTCTGCTCGAGTCCAAGAATGAGGTTGATCAGCACGGTCGCAGCTCGGGTGTCACCCTTAAGGGCCTTGGCGAACAGTGACTTGATCATGGCCCGCTGCTTTGTGGTTTCAGTGGTTGTGCCACCCTCGGTCACCGCAATCTTGCAGTTGAGCTCCTCCTCAATGTCTGTACTGAGATTCTTGACGCCCCTCGGTCGTCCCCGCGGGTTTCCTGACTTCCCGGGTTTGAATTGCGCGTGCTTCGGCGGTTTGCCGAAGCCTACCTGGTAGTCGCCCTTGCTCATGACAGCACCTCCTCGGGTTCGCAGCCTGACGCCGCAGCGAGTTCAGAAAAGGTCTTCCCCGAGGCTTCATGCACAGCATGGCCGCCAGTCAATGTTTCCCAGCGCCGTATCGCCACGTCAACATAGCGAGGATCTAATTCCATCCCACGGCAGATACGCTTGGTCTGCTCACAGGCGAGAAGGGTCGTACCCGACCCTAGAAAGCCATCCAGCACTACGTCCCCTAGTTTTGAGGCATCGAGGATGATGTCGGCAATCATCTTTAGGGGTTTCACAGTCGGGTGCGCCGCCAGGCACTCTTCACGGTCCGAACCAAAGGTGTTCATCCCGGCGTAGCGCCATAGGTTGGTTCTGTACCGCCCGTGGGCTCCCAGCTGGATGTTATTGATATGAGGAGCCGTGCCTTTTTTCGCCACAACGACCAGCTCATGCTGGGATCGATAAAACGATCCCATGCCACCGTTGGTCTTTGCCCAAACACACAGATTCAGCTGCTCGGAAAATACCGCATCAACGGCAGCGAGTAGCTCACGAAGGTGGCGCCAGTCCATGAACAGGTAGTGGAGCGATCCCTGCCCACATACATTCGCAAGGACGATCAGTGCCTTCACGAGGAAATCGGTGAACTCCTCGGCGCTCATTTCGCCCGCTGCCATGACGAAATCACCATGATCGGCGTCATCCGTTGTCGATATGTGCCCTCGAGTGGGCACGTTATAGGGTGGGTCGGATATGTGCAGGACCGCTTCTGTCGAAAGCGTTAGGGCCGCCATCTGCGCTGGAGAGGTACTGTCGCCACAGGCGATCCGGTGCGGAACGAGCAACCACACGTCCCCGGGCTGGGTTACAAAAGGTACGTTGTCGGGAATTGGCGGCTCTCCAGCACTGGACTCCATGGACTCAACAATGAGTAGGTTGTCGATTTCCGCGGTTTCAAAGCCCGTAGTATCGAGGTCTATTTCCGTGTCGCAGTCGACAAGGTAGCTGAGCTCGATCTTGAGCAGTCCATCGTCCCACTGACTGTCTTGTGCGATGCGGTTGTCCGCGAGTGCAAATGCGCGCAGCTGCGCTTCAGACAGGCCTTCGGGCCGGATGACTGGCACCTTCTGACACCCGAGTTGCTTTAACGCCTCGAGGCGCGCGGCACCGGCGTAAACCACGTTGTGCTTATCGGCCACAAGGACGCTAAGACAACCGTTCGTCTCAATGCTTTTCTTGAGCTTCGCGATTTGCCGATGGGAATGCGTGTTGGCATGCGTCGGCGGCACTGTAAGTGTGCTGGGGTCGACGTATTCGACGTCGTAGTGTTTGTATTTCATAATGTCATCCTCAAAGGAGTTTTCGTTTTTGTGCCGAAAAGTTGGCAGCCGATCGCTCCGTCGAGGCTTGCTTCGCTACTGGTGACGCTGATTGCCAGCGCTACCGTGTCAGGCTAAGCGGGGGCCAGTTGCTGGAACCCCCTGGGCCACGATGATCGCGCCCCTAAGACTTTCAGTTATTACGCTACGACCTCCAAATCTACCTGACAAGAGATTTTTTGTAACACACTGATTTAATTGAGGAATTATAAATTTCGGGTAGTTTGGAGGTGCGCTAAAAACGCCGCTGTAAGTGGAGATTTGGGAGGTCGTATTACCCTCTCTCCTGCGTACAAAGGGCGAGAAACGTGCGTATTGGGTTCAGTATTGACTCGACTTAGCGAGGGATTTGGGCGCCGAAAAACAGCCTCCGCTGTGCCTGCCACTCCATCGGAAAGCCCTTTTTTAGCTTCTCCAACGTCAACGTCTCCGGGACGTCAGCCTCGGCAATGCGCTCGATTATGTCGGGGGCCAGAAAGGCGAGTTGTCGCAGGCGGTAGACCTGCCGCCGATTCAGTCCATCACGCTTCACCAGCGCGTCGATTGAGCCGACCTTGCCGGTGATCAGGTCCTCATTCCACAGCATCGCCTGTACGACCGCTCGCTGCAGCGCGCGTACCGACCGTGGATGGGCTTTGATGGGGACGACATCTTTGCTCTGAATCACTAACTTCTTGCCGATGCCGCTACGCCGAAGGCTCACTGCTCGCGATAGCGTGATTGTTGAAGATTCATCGTGTGAACCCTTCTCGTACTCATCGACAGCCGAGTGCTTTTTTAGCAGCAAGTTGCATAAACCAGTGCAGCTCACTGACAGCTTCACGCGGTTAGCAGATACTACAACCGCAGCATCTACTATCGACAAGAGAGGTATCTTCTCGGCTATTGAGTATGATCCCCATTGTGCATGCAACGTTGCCGCGCTCTCCGTGAGTCGTTCAAGCTTTGCCGCATCAATAGCGTGGGCAGAGAGATTGTCTATAAGGTTGTTAGTGTCGCTGAGCAATTCGAGCAACAGAGCCTCAACCACTTGGTTTAGCTCAGAGGCTGGTATCCGATGAACCTCTTCGGCATCGTCTTCGCGATATTGTAGGATTGCTTGGTTGATGTAGTAGCTGTAGCGACGGTTTTTTCGCTGGGTGTACGTGGGGGAGAGTCGATTGCCGCGATGATCTGTGAGGCGCCCGGCAAGCAGGCTAGGGTGCTTGGCATCTTGCCGGTGTGCGTGTTTAGTGCGATTTTGATTGAGCTTGGCTTGTACGGTTTTCCAAGTCTCGGTATCGACAATTGCAGGGTGATTGGCCTCATAGAGCTTGCCATCATGGTGCACTTTGCCAAGGTACAACGGATTTTTGAGAAGAGAATAGAGCACGCCCCGAGAAAAGGGATTCTCGCCCTGGATCTTGTGCTCGGTAGGCCTTGGTTTGCTGCGGTATCCGTCGGTATCGAGCTCAGCTTTGAGTTTGCGTACACAGCCTAGAGCAAGGTACCGGTCAAAAATATGCCGCACTGTTACTGCCTCTGATTGGTTGATGTGCAGCTCACGTTCGACAACATCGTAACCTAGCGGTACCCGGCCTCCCATCCACATGCCTTTCTTCTTGGACGCGGCGATTTTGTCTCGAATACGCTCCCCTGTGACCTCTCGCTCAAATTGGGCGAAGGAAAGTAGCACGTTCAGCGTGAGACGCCCCATTGAGGTTGATGTATTAAAGCTCTGTGTAATCGATACGAACGACACGTTGTGTTGGTCGAACAATTCGATCAATCGTATGAAGTCTGCCAGTGATCGCGACAGCCGATCAAGCTTATAGACGACGATGACGTCGACGGCGTCATTTCTGACGATATCAAGCAGGTGGGTGAGGGCAGGGCGATCAACGTTGCCACCAGAAAAACCTCCATCATCGAAGGCCCTGGGAATTGCATGCCAGCCCTCGTGGGCCTGGCTGGCTATGTATGCCTCACATGCTTCGCGTTGGGCGTCCAGGGAGTTGAAGCTCTGATCAAGGCCCTCTTCTGAGCTTTTCCGGGTGTAGATAGCGCATCGGATCTGAGTGGTTCTACGGCTTTCGTTTTTAACCATGTTGATTCAGTCCAAAGAAGCGTGGTCCGGACCATCGCGTGCCGGTGATGAGGGAGGCGATCTCGGACAAGCTGCCAAAGTGCTGTCCCCGGAACAAAAACCCTTCGTTTTCTACCATGACCTCGTAGGTTTTGTCCCTCCATTCACGCACGAGGCGGGTGCCAGGTTGCAATGTGCTGCTTCGCTTGCTTGGATATTCAGATACGGCTCGCTCTAGCTTGCGGAGGAGGTCGGTTCGCAGCTTGCGATGATTTAGTCCGTTATCAGTTGCTTGCGCTGCCCACTCCACGTTCTGCATGGCGAGTTCGAGGCTCATGCGTTTC